AGAAAAAAAAACTATAAAAGATGCATGGGGCAATGAAATAAAGCCAGGAGATAGTTTAACTTATCATACTCATCCATGTTATCACGGCATTTTATATTTAACAGAAGGTTGTGATTTAAATTTACCAGAATTAAATTTAAAAATAACTCCTAAGCCCGGTGATTATTACATATTTCCTCCTGAAATATTACATGGTTTTAACACATATGAGGGAAATAAAAATAGATATAGTTTAATTTTTAATATAGAACAAAATAATGATACTTTTGAATTAGATAAAAAATTAAAAAATCTTGAAATTACGAAGAATAAGAAGTAGGTCTTGCGCCTAATCTAGCAATTTTTTCAGCTTCAGTTTCACCATCAACATTATCATTGTCCCACTCACTTTGTAAGTAAGCTAAATACGCTGAATCCCATCTATTAATAAATTCTTGAAAATCACCTAAATTGGCATCAGAATATGATGAATGAGGTGTTTCATCTCTATATTCTACTTCATCTGAAGGATTTGCTGCTCCGTATTGAATAGCCCAAATATTAGAAAATTTTGATTGGTTCCAAAAAGTATCATCGTTAATTATGTACTGTTTTCCAGTTCCTTTTTGAATTCCTTTATCTTCGAATACTACTGTCCAATTTCCTTTGCTTGCCATTTTTTCTCCTAAGTTTTAATTATATACATTACTGTTAAATAAGGTTGAACCACTGAATTAGCTGATCCGCTAAAACTTCCACTAAAGTTTGCGCTCATATTATGAGCATGTCCTCCACCACCTCCGGCAGCGTCGGTACCCTCAGAACCTGCATTAGAAACTACAGTTCTACCCCATCTCTGATTTCCACCACCTTGTGGTGCTCTGTCCCTAGGTAATGTGTGACTGTGAGGTGCAAGTTGTGGGGTTGATAAAGTAGCATTTGCTGTTGAACCTGCAACGTTTCCTGAAATGTTTCCAGTTGGAGTTACTGTGTTTGCTCCACCAGTTGATGCTATATTTTTAGTAGGTGATTTACCTATTGCAATATTATCTTGTAAATCAGGAACGTTAAAGTTTCCACCTCCTGGATCACCATAGGTAGTTCCAATAATTGCATATAAAGCTGCATAAGTAGATTGACTTACTGCTTGACCATTACATTCTAAAAATCCTGTAGGAACAGAAGCTGTACTCCATGGCACAATTGTTGCTGTTGGGATACCCTCAATACCTGAAAGGTTTGCACCATCAAAATCGTATCTAGTTGCTTCGTAGTTTGACATCTATTATTTCTCCTTATACGTCCAGCCAGTTGTTGCATCACCAGAATAAACTAATGTGAAACCAGCACCTTGTGTATTAATTGTTAGGTCAGCTGCACTGTTTGCTATATTAGAACCATTTCTTCCAATAGTCAATGCATTGACATTAAAATCATATCCTTGGTCAATTACAGATACTTCTTGCCCTGCACTTGGTGATGCAGGTAAAGTTAAAGTAAATGCTCCACCATTTGTGTTTGCTAAAATTTGTGCACCTGGTTGAATTGTTTCAGTAGCAGTAATTGCTCTCCACACTTTTTGTTCTGAACCTAATTCAATATTAGTACCATCTGAATATAAAACATATTTATGACCTTCACATAAAGTAACACCTGAACCTGAACTAGTTTTAAAAGTTAAAGTATAACCTGCATGGTCACAACCATCATGAATGATGTAAGTTTTTTCTACTGAATCTGGAACTACAACATTAACGTTTGCAGCTAATGTTCCTGTTAATTTAATTACTTGATCTTTACCGTTTGATAAAGCGCCATTTGTAAAAGTTAGAGTATTTCCTAAAGTGTTGTTGACTGTTAAACCAGAATAACCACCAATAGCTTGTTCAAGAATTAATAAGTTTGTATTTGTAATCTGTCCCCAAGTTCCTGAATTTTCACCAGTTGCTTGTACAGTTAATTTTAAATTAGCTGATGTTGAGTTTGCCATTTTTTAAATTCCTTATAATAGTATTTTATAAAATTTATGCAGCGGTGTCAACTTCTGTCCAAGTAGGTGCTGTGCCTGTATTTACTTGGTTCCATATCAATGTTCTATTAGTTCCTTCAGCTATTGTCAAGCCAAATCCTGTTAATCGAACATTAGCTCTTCCAGTAACTGTGACACTTCCTAAATTAGCTGACATAGCTATTCCAGTTAAATCTACAAGAGTTACGGCATCTAATGTGCCTAATCCAAGGCCTGCTGAGAATCCTGTTCCAGTAACAGTTACATTAGCTTCTCCAATTACTACCGTTCCTACAGCTAGATCTGCTGTAAATCCAATACCAGTAACCGTTGCATCTGGAGCCGGATCAACAATACCTTCTACTATTGTAATTGCTTCACCGGTTACATCTACATTAGCTGTACCAGTAGCTGTTATAGTTCCGACATTAGCTGATAAACCAATACCTGTTAAATCTACTTCTATAGAAGTAAATCCAATTGAGTCACCTAATGAAGCAATCATTGCTTCACCAGTTACATCTACATTACCTTCTCCAATTACTACTGTGCCAACAGCTAAAGATGCGTTAAATCCAATTCCAGTGACTTCTGCATCAGGAGCTGCATCAGCAGTTCCTAAATTAGCTGATAAAGAAATACCTGTTAAATCTACTTGAACCCAATCACCTGTTCCATTCCAAACAAATTGACCCCAGAAATATCTTCCCCAACCGGTTAAATTATAAGCTTCAACGCTTCCAACAGATGCAGTAACAGTATCTAAACCTGTTACCATTGCATCTGGACCAGCGTCTGCTGTTCCAAGATTTGCTGTAAAAGAAATTCCAGAAGGAAAAGCGTCAACAGTTATAATTATATCTGTTATCGTTCCTTCAGTTGCAGTTATAGGAACTCCTGTTGGAGTTACATTACAATCGGCAGTAATAGTCTCATCACCAAGTGAAGAAGTTAATGCTTCACCTGTTAAAGTTTCATTTACGTCAGATTGTTCACCCCACGCATTCTGACCCCAAGTTGCTTCATTCCAAGCATTAGCCATAGGAAGTTACCTCCTACGCTATTACCCAGAAATTCTTAGAATCGCTGCTGATGTTGTAAACGATGGAAACTGAATAGTGAAAGTTCCTGATGTCGCTGTTTTATCTGCTCCAAAATCTAAAGCCGCAACAGCTGCATCGGTTACAGTTGCTGAAGTGTTATAGATTAAAGCTCCTCTAGCAGTCAAAGTCACACCAGTGAATGATCTATCAGCAAAAGTAACGATCGCAACACCTGATGCAATTGATGTACCACCATTAACTAGTGCTCCACCACCTGCTGTGTATTGACCTGATGCTCCAACTTCATTACCAGTTGTGTAAGAAGTAGTTGCTGAGTTTAGAGTAGCTGTAGATTGATAAAGAGCGATTTTAAACTTGTCACCAGTCGTTATTGTAAAGTCATGATCAGCTTCCAATAATTCTTTTTTAAAAGAATTTGCAAGTGCTTGTTCTATAGCCATAGTTTATATCTCCTTATATTATTTTCCGCCGACACGAGGAACACCAGATTGATATTCATCACGTCGTCTTCTTCCCATTTGTTCTATTGAGAAGCCTTCTACCACTTGTTTATACTTTCCTTCATATAATTGCAAGAGATCATTTGGCCCCTTTAGAAAACTAAATGCTTCAACTAAGCATGCATACAAAAGTCCATTGGGAAAATACGTACTTATGTATGTAGTTGTATTTGTACTCGATAAACCTGGATCTTTCAAGATATAATTTAATTGAATTTCATAAGTTGAGTTTGGAATAGGAGCTAAAACGATAGTATTTTGATCCCACATACTGTAGTATTTTGGCTCTCCAGTAGCTCCTGTTGAATTATACTCAGACATAAAACTAGTATCTCTGTATTGTAAAAAGTTTCTAGTAGAACCAGACCCACCATTGACAATTTGAGCTGATCGAATTACTAATAAATTTTCTGGAGTATCTATAAATCTTTGTGAAGCAACTAAATTAGCTGTTGCATATCTTCTATTATTATCAGAATCTACGTCTCTTAATATTCTAAATTCTGCATTTTCAATTATACCATCTACAATCGTAGAAGTTAAAACATTACTATCTACTTCTGTATAATCTCTAATTTTTTGTACTAATTCTGCGTATGTCATTATACTGTTACCGTTACACTTCCTAATGTGATAGTTGCTTGTCTTCTTCTATTAACAGCAGATCCATTATCTGGTATCATACCATTGTTTGATTGAAATGCAAAGTCTCCAGGTAAAGTTAAATCTACATTCATAAATCCACCATCTCCTGATGCCTGAGTAAAAATTTGTGGTCTAGCATTTCTTAAACCTTGTCCGTCTGCAGTAGTAGGTTTTGGTTCTAACTGTGGATGCTTTGCTTCAAATTCAGAAATATGGACTCTTGATCCATTCCATTCAATAACCATTTCTTGATATGGAAATGCTTGTCCACTTCTATCAGAAATAAATTGTGCATATTTTCCTTTTGATAAATTAGACATTTGGATAATAAGTTTTTGGGGTTATAAATGAACTTGAAGGTGAGCCATCTTCTTCTAACGCTCTTTTTAATTCATCTTCATATAATAATTTCATCTCTTGAGTTCTTTGCGGTGCAAACTTTTGAGATAAATAATAAGAAAGTCCTGATACCATACAAGGAACAAATCGATATGGTACATCAGCATTGTTTGAATAAGACCCTGCATCCTGAATCCTGCTAACATAATAATAATTTAACAGGTTTCCGGCTTCAGTGCCTCCGGGAGTTAAATATAAAGTAATAGTAACTTTATCAATAAATCTTTGAACATAGTATTGAGTAGGTACACCTGTTTGAGTTTTATTTGAAAGACCTTGATATGCTGATCTATTTATTTTTGTTAATGGAAAATCAACTCCAGATGAATTTCTATATACTGCTTCTAATACATCATCCACACCATAAACTGCTGTAGCATCTGAAGTACCATCAGCTGTTGAACGATACATTGTATAAGTAGTTTGATCTTGAACTAATGTAATAGAATTATTTTTTACTTCCCAGAAATGCAAACCTCTATTGCCCCATTCTTGAAACATTATGTTTAAAGAACGTCTTGCTGTTTTTATATCATTACCAGAATAATCAAATCTGCCTAATCTTTCATAAGCTTCAGTAATTATATCATCAATATAAAAACCTGATTCAAAGGTTGTTGTTCCAGAAGTTGCCATTTAAACTCCTACTTATCAATCAATACAGTTGCTTTAGCACTTGTTATTGCACTGCAAGTCATTCCACCTTTAAATAAAATTCCATCTTCAGGAAGATTAAATGAAAATACATCTCCTGGAGGAACTTCTGCTGTGAATTGAGTTCCAGATTCATCTTGTAAAGTTACAGAACCAGTAGTTGTTGTAGTAGTTACATTAGAAAGAATAATTCCTCTTAATCTTGTTCTACCTGCAAAAACTTGAGCCGCTGCTGTAATCTGTACTGCTTTTACGTCACCTTTAGCTGCCATAATTTTTCTCCTATTAAAATTGTGTGGGCCCGAAGGCCCACGATATTATTTATTACGATGATGCAATGTCAGTCGTTGGAGCAGCCATTTGCTTCCAAGTAGTTCCATTTGAAAATGCATAACCTGGATTTCCAGCAGCACCATTTGAAACATAAATCATAACACCAGTATTTCCTACAGCACTTAAAGTAGCACCAGTAGTTGCATTCTGAACAACAGATGTGCTTGAAAAACTCCAAGGTGTAGTTCCACCTTGTTGAGTATCAGCAGATCCAGTTCCTCCTGCGTTAGGGTTTGGTCCACCAATAAAACCATTTATCGATGTAACCGGTCCTGAAAAAGTAGTATTTGCCATAATTATATCCTCCTAGTTTCCGAACATAGTCTCTAGGCCGTCGACTATACGCGTCTATGTTCTAATTAATTTGTATAGTAATTATTTTATATACGAAATTATTGAATAGTGCAAGATATCCCTAGGC